AAAAANNAAAAANNNNAGAGATACTCATACATATAAAAAACAATAATTCAGTATTTTAAATTTTAATAGTTGTTTTTTATTATCATTGATTGCCATAAGTACTCCTAAAATTATAGATAGTATGATAAATGTATTTGATGCTTGCAAATAAGAAAAGATAGTCATAAATTTATTCTCCTAATATTAACTATAAATTGTAAAAAAATAATTTAAATAACTAACAATTGAATAACCAATAAAAAATGTAAATAAATAAAAAAGAAACTTTTTAAATCCATTTAATTTAAATCTTTTTCTATCTTTTGACAAATGAAATTTATCGGAATAAAAACAAAAGTCGCAATTAAAAAAGTTATTAAATACTTTGACATAGGATAATAGTCCATAAATAATCACCTCATAAATTAGTATAACCATAGATTAATATGAGTTGTTAATAATAGCAATCAATTTTTCAGAACTGTAAATAAATTGAAATAAATTATCCAAAAAAAGAGCAATAGACTATGAATGAAAATTTAAGTAAAGAAATTAAAATACTAGGAACTATAGAAGTTGAAGAAATGAAATTCCATGACATTGAAGGTGGATTTGGAGTAGGTAAGAAATCGATGTCAGTAAAAGATATAGATGAGATACATAATGGAAAACTGAAGGATATAAATAAAAATATAAATAATAATAGAAAAAGATTTAAAGATATGATAAATACATTAGATTTAAAAGTGAGTGATTTAAAATCACTGAGTTTAGAAATGGGTTACTCTAATCAATCTTATGCAAATGCAAATAATATTTACTTATTACCTGAGAGAGATTATTCAAAACGACTAAAGATATTAGAAGGTAAACAATACGAGAAAATAGTTGATGGGTATTTCTCTATGAGAAAAGAATTAAATAATCCTCTTTTAAGTGCATCAAAGGAGTTACAGGCTATATTTATGTTAGATAAGAAACAAGAATTCTTAGAAACTAAAATAGAAAGTGTTAATGAGAAATTAGAGAATTTTATGGATGATGCACCACTATTCAATATTGAGTTCGAGAGTATTGTAAAAATAGTATTGTGGAAATGAAAATTTCCCTATCAAAACTAAATAATTGGCTAGGGTTAAGGGATTACCCTAGTCACTATGAACAGACTAGGCAGGGCGTGAGGACGCTATTAGTTCAATTCTAACTATGTTCAAAATCATTGATACACTATATTAAGTATCTGAATTGAGACTAAAATTCATACAGTTTTGTATCTTAATTCAGAATCTGAAAATTGAGTGGGGTTTGGCAACCTCACTAACCATGCAGATACTGGTATTTAATCTAAGTTCGATTCTTAGGACCTGCTACATAATATGAATCTCCCTCTTTATAAAATGACTAAGTTCGGGTAAGCTTAGTCTTTTATTTTTTAAACAAGAAAATGAGAATTTGGATTAATTAGCATTGTAAACAATCAGTAAACATTAATATGATATTATTTGTTTAGAAAATAAAACAAAGAAAAAGGAGAGAATAATTATGAAAAAACAAATTATGGCTTTAGGATTAACAGGATTAATTGGCTTAGGAGGTCTTGGATTACTTGCAAATAAATCATTTGCAGATACTCCTAATAAACTTAAAGGAGATACAACAGTAGCTCAAGGATTAAATAAAAATGCAACTGCTAAAGATGTTACAGAACAAGTAGATACAACAATAGGTAAAGGGTTAGATAAAAATGCAATTGTTAAAGATGTTGTAGAAAATAATGGAGAAAAAAGTGATACAACAGTAGCTCCAGGTTTGGATAAAAACGCAACTGTTAAAGATACTGCAGAAAAAGGCAATACAACAATAGCTCCAGGATTAGATAAAAACACAATTGTTAAAGATATTGTAGTAAAATAATTTAGTTTTTATAGCTGGCAAAAGGGTGGAAATTTATTCTGCCCTTTTGTTTTATTAATAAAAATTTACATATATTAAATATGGATAGCAAAGACTTAGATTAATTTCTAGCTCTTTTATATTTTAAAGGTTGTGTTTATGGTAAAATGTACTAAACTAATTGGTGGGGTGAT